ATCGCACAAGATCGCACAGGATCGCACAGATCTTGCGCTTGACGATTTGCTCCATCGGGTGCTATTGGCGAAATGGTCATGTCGAATTGCGCCCGGAACCTCGATCGGTGGCCGGGCGCTTTTGTTTTCAATAGCTTCTGTTTTCAGTAGATGAATGACCAACGCATCTATCCAATATTTCTTCGTGTTGGGAATTTCGTTGCCATTCGTATTTGTCGTTCGTTGAAATACCGAACTTCGGACTTCACTCTGCGTTTTTCCCCCATACGAGAGTGTCGTTCAAAATCGCGGTGCCCGCTCCCGCGACGAAGAAACGAGTGGGCCTTATTCGAACTGCTGCCACCAGGCTGCGAGAAAGCGCAACAATGTGCCGCAATACCCGTGCGGCGGCGAAGTATCCGCACTGACCACGTGCTCCCATCGGACCGATCGATGCGCAGCGCAGAACCCCGGAACCCACGATGTCGAAAATATCTTGCACCGAGTTAAAATCGCTGTTGGCGGCGGAGAAAGCAGACGCACTCTCTGCGATGTCGGCTTCGAAGCTCTCGGCGGAGAGATCCGATGCCATGGATTATTACTTTGGCCACATGGACCGTGACATGCCGTTTGCGGATGGCCGGTCGCAGGCGGTGTCGACAGATGTGGCCGACACCATCGAGGGACTGATGCCTCAACTTGTGGATATTTTCTGTGGTGATGAAGAAGTTGTGCGGTTCAACCCGGTTGGTCCGGAAGACGCGTCGGCTGCAGAGCAGGAAACCGACTATATCAACCATGTATTCATGCAGAAAAACCCCGGCTTCCTGGTCCTCTATTCCTTCATAAAGGATGCGCTGCTCTCCAAGGTCGGCATCGTGAAGGTTTGGTGGGAAGAGATCGAGACGGAGCGCGAGGAGACTTACTACGATCTTACAGACGAGCAATTTTCGATCATTGTTTCCGATCCCGATATCGAGGTGATCGAACATAGCATTAAGGATGTGAACAAGAATGCAGCCGCTCATTCCTGAAACGCCTGCTTTGCAGGTACCTGTTCCACAGCTTCACGACGTAACGATACGCGTCCGCAAACACAATTCATGCGCGCGTGTCGAAGGCGTGCCGCCGGAGGAGTTCGGTATCGCGCGCAACGCTCGTAACATTCGTAACTGCGGCTATTGCTTTCATGAAGTCATTCGCCGTGAAGCCGATTTGATCTCGGAGGGTTACGATGCGGAACAGATCCGCAAGCTCCCGGGTCGCGGCGAGCGTCATACTCAGGAAGCGATAGCGCGGGACACGGTGGATGAAGCGCGGGGCGGTACCCGCGGTGGAGATGGGCTCAATCAATCCAACCGCGAGATTATGGTTACCGAACACTATGTCCGCATGGATTACGAGGATAATGGCAAGCCGGCGCTGTATCGCGTGACAACGGGTGGAGACCAGGGAGAAATCCTGCGCCGCAATGGCGAAGACGAAATCATCCGCGTCGATGAAATCCCATTCACCGCGATGACGCCCGTCATCGTGACCCATCGTTTCTTCGGCCGTTCGATCGCCGACCTCGTCATGGATATCCAGCGCATCAAGACCGCGCTGTTGCGCGGTGCGCTCGATAACCTCTACCTGCATAACAATCCGCGCGTCGAGGTGGCTGAGACGTTTGCGAACGAAAACACGCTTGATGACCTTTTGGTGTCGCGGCCCGGCGGCATCGTACGTACCAAGCAACCAGGCGGCGTCAATTGGCAGGTCGTGCCCGATATTACGGGATCGGTATATCCGGCGCTGCAATATTTCGACGCGGTGCGCGAATGGCGAACTGGTGTTAGCAGGCAAGGGCAGGGTGTCGATCCCAATGCGCTGCAAAACCAGGTCGCCACCATCGCCAACCAGATGGCGGACGCGGCGCAGGCAAAGACCAAGCTGATTGCCCGCATATTCGCGGAGACCGGCATTCGCGACATGTTCGCGCTGTTGCATGGCGTCATCCGCAAAAATGGGCAGCAGGCCGAAACGGTGCGCTTGCGCAACAAATGGGTGAACGTCGATCCGCGCGACTGGAAAGAGCGCAATGATATGACGATCAATGTCGGGCTCGGCACCGGCAGCAAAGCCCAGCAACTCGCTCATGTCATGGCGATCATCGGGCTGCAGAAGGAGGCGCTCGCAGCGGGTAAAGCCAATCTGGTGTCGGACACGAACCTCTACAACTCCGCTCGCGAAGTCACGAAGCTCGCTGGTCTCAAGAACATTGATCAGTTCTTCACCGATCCGTCGACGCAACCTCCGCCACAGCCGTCGCCCGACCCAAGGCTCATGGAAATACAGATGAAGACAGGGATCGAAAAGGTGCAGGCCGAAGCCGATATCGCGACGCAGGAGAAGAAGACGCAGGCCGAGATGGCGCTGGCCCAGCAAAAGTTTGAACTCGAAAAGCAGTTGAAGCTTATCGATGCGGAGATCAAGCAGCGCGAGCATCAGATGAACATGGTTGCAAAGATTGCGACGGCCGCCTCCTCGACCGGCCAGGCGCAACCGGGGCCGGACGGCGCCTCTCCCTCGCCGTCCGGCCCCGACCCGCTCGTCATGAGCCAGATCATGGAAGGACTGCGGCCCCGGCACCGCGGCATGCGCATCGTGCGCGACGCTCAAGGGCGTGTCAGCCACACCGAACCAATGGAATAAGCAATGGCCACATTCAACAAATTCAATCAGTTCGTCGAGGATCTCGCCAAAAAGGTCCACAACCTCAACTCCGACACGCTCAAAGTCATGTTGAGCAACGTTGCGCCGGCCGCAATTAATGCGGTTAAAGCCGACATTACGGAAATTGCGGCCGGCAACGGGTATTCGGCCGGCGGCGCCAATGCGACTTTCGTGAGCGGCGCGCAAGCCTCGGGAACTTACAAACTCGTGCTCACGGACACTGTGTTTACGGCCTCCGGCGGCTCGATCGCCACCTTCCGCTACGTGGTACTCTACAACGACACGCCGGCGTCGCCGCTCAAGCCCCTGATCGGCTACTACGATTACGGCACGGCGCTCACCATCACGTCAGGCAATACGTTCACCGTCGACTTCGACGGTACGAACGGCGTGCTGACACTCGCATAACCAAGGAGCCAAAATGCCTATCCAATCATGGGGTCAGACCCTTATCACTGCGCAAGTTGACGGTTCGTCGCTGTCGAATTCGACGACAGCGACGAGCATTCTGCCGGCGCAAGCAAAATTCACGCTGCCGGCGAACACGCTCAATATCGGACAAAGCTTACGCATCAAGGCGGCTGGGCGGTTATCGAATATCGTCACGACGCCCGGCACGCTGACGCTCGATATCAAATTCGGGTCGACAACAATTTTTGGCGGCGGCGCAATGCAAATGAGCACGACGGCACATGCGACATTGCCCTGGTGGTATGAGGCGCTGCTTACTTGCCGTGCGGTGGGTTCATCCGCCAACTTCATGGGGCAGGCGATCGCGACGTCGCAATGCCTGTCTTTGACCGCCGTTGCCGATTCGACCACGACGCCTGCGACTTTGTTGGTGCCGAACACCACGCCGGCTGTCGGCACCAACTTTGATAGCACCACATCGCAGGTGATCGACATGTTTGCGACATTCTCGATAGCGAATGCCGGCAATCTCATCCAGCTACACCAATTCTCACTTGAAATGATGAACTGATGCCAATCGGGCTCTCGCCAGTCAAACTCGGGCAGCTGGTCTGGCCGGGCCGTGGGCCGGCGCCAGCGGCACGGCTGGCTTTTCCTCGGCTGCTCGTCCCGACGGACAACCCGCGCAACGTCGCGACCCTCACGACGTTCTACAACCGCGTCAGGGTCGCTGTGGCATCCGCACCGGGCACCGGCACGATCGTGCTCGGCGCGGCCACAGCTAATAATTTTCTCACATTCATAGAGGCGTTCGTCCCAGACGCCGCGCTGGTCAACCTCATATGCGAGGACGGCTCAGACGTGCAGTGCGTGCAGGCCCGATACAACGCGCTGCAGAACTCCTGCGATGTCGTGCAGGTCTTCTTCTCCAAGATAACCGGGGTCGTGTCCCAGAACCGGATGAGCCTGTCGGCCTCCGCCGTCGTCTACATCGACGTCTTCGCACAGGACATAAGTAGCCGCGCTCTGCGGGGCAGGCGGCAAGTATTCACCGGTTCTGGTCTGTGGGCCAAGCCCGCCGGATTTAGTCAGGCAGCTTTGGCATTGATCGAGTGCTGGGGTGCCGGCGGCGGTGGCGGATATTCCTCAAGTCCATCTGATGCAGCTGGTGGTGGCGGCGGCGGGTATAAATTTGTTTGGGTTCTGTTGTCGGACCTTGCGGCAACTGAAGCGGTGTCGATCGGAGCTGGTGGTGTAGGCGGGACTGCTAGTCCACAGACTGGCGGCACTGGTGGCAACACGACGTTCGGTTCTTGGGTGATCGCGTACGGTGGTGGCGGAGGCGGCCAAGACTCCAGTGCCGGCCCTGGTGTCGGGGGCGGACAGTTTTCGACAGGCGGTGCGCTCAGTCCCTTTAGCGCGTTCGACGGCGGTAACGGAGCCTCGAATTCTGGTCCAGCGCAAGCAGCAATATTCGGAGGCGGAGGCGGAATGGCAGCGGACATCGCTTCCAAAGAGGGAGCATCGCAGTCAGCGAGCAAGGGTGGGGTGTCGGTGCCCGGTGTACCGGCCACCCCGAGCTTTGCCGGTGGCGGCGCCGCATCTCGGACCGTCAACATCAACGGGGGTTCGGGTGGTCCCGGCCGGTGTGTCGTGACCGTTTTCGATGGAGAATAACAGATGTCACGACACGCGCTGGTCAATGCGGATGGACTCGTCGTCAACACGATAGAGCTTGATTCGACTGTCTCAAATTACGCGCCGCAGGCAGGATTTACAGTAGTCGAAGAAAAAGTCTACGTGTTCCATATCGGCGGCAAGATAGACGTTGTGACCGGGGTTTACACCCCCCCGGTGCTGACGCTGACGACGCCCGAGATAATCAGCGACAGGCAGTTCTATCAGCAGCTCGCCGTGCTGGGCCTGATATCGCAGGACGATGCGCTTGCGGCCGTCAAGATCGGCGCGGTGCCAGCAACATTGAAAAAATTGATCGACGCCCTGCCAACCGATCAACAGTTCGCCGCAGAGATGCATGTCGCCGGCGCCGTGGAGTTTCGCCGGGACCATCCGCTGACCGCGGCGCTTGCCGTCGGGATGGGATGGACGTCGGACCAGGTCGACCAGTTGTGGATTGCCGCGGCGCAATTGTGAGGCTCCGATATGTTTGGTTTTCGCCCGCTCGGTGCAGCGCCGCTCGCGAGCGGCTTAGGAGTATTCAGCGGCGGGTCGGCGACGCTCAGTGCGTCGACCGCCACATACACACTCGCCGGCATCAACGCGGTTCTCAATATCGCGATGTCTGGGGCGCCAGGAGCTTTTGCGCTCACCGGCATCGACGCGAACCTTGGTCGCGGCCTCATTGCCACCACGGCTTCCTACGCGGTCACCAATGCTGCGACGACATTCAATGTCGCACTGACCGCAAATACAGGCACCTACACGCTCAATGGTGTTGCCGCCGCGCTCAACACGGCATTGACTGCGGCCGCCGGCAGCTATGCTTTCACCGGCAATTCTGCTGGGTTCAATTGCGCAGTCGTAGCAGGAACTGGCGCCTACACATTCACGGGCATTGATGCGCCGCTCGTTGTATCGCTGCTGGCCGCCGCGGGATCATACTCGCTCACCGGCGTTGCGGCCGGCTCCAGCTATGACAACCTTGGCAGTGTCGGCGACGCAATATCGGGCGGGACGTTCTCGCGCGGGCAGTGGCGAGCGCTCCAAGATGAGGAGCGCAGACGTGTCGAGGGCGAACGCTCGGAGCGCAGACGTGAAGAAGAGCGCGCACGCGCCATTGCCACAGCCGCTACTGCAAATGCGCGCGCGGCGCTACGGTCCAGGTGGGCTCAGGAGGACGCACTTGCGGCGGCTCGTGCACATGCTCTTGGACTCCATGGCGCGGCACAGGCGTATGCCGCCGTACAGCGTATCGGTGGCGCTCAAATTGACAATCACAGGCTGCGGGCGATCGCCGCGGCACAGGTGCAACGCAAACAAGAAGATGAGGAGGAAGCCATAGCGCTTCTATTGATGGATCAATGACCGACGAAATCAAACTGAATGCAGACATCGCGCGGGCCGCCCAGGCCGAGGCGCTACTGCGCAACGAGTTGCTGCAAGATGCGTTCACGGGACTTGAAATGCAGTTCATGGACGCATGGCGGCTGACCCAGGTCCGTGACACGGATGCGCGCGAACGGCTGTGGCAAGCTGTCAACGTGGTCGGCAAAGTGCATGACGCGCTTCGGGTCCACGTCAATAACGGCAAGCTCGCACAGCGGCAGCTTGAGGCGATTGCCAATAACACATCGATCCGGAACGCAGGACTTTGACATGGCATCACTGATTGAAAATCGTAATCCGGACTTGACAACCCGAACGCGTTCAAGACGATGGCGCCGGAGGCCGCGAAACTAATACGCGAGCACTTCAACAACAATCCGAAGATCAACCGAACACTACAGTTCAATACGATAGGCGGTGGGCTCAGTGCTTTGCCGCTCCTGAATCAACCACCTTCCGATCAATAGCAAACGAGGAAAACATGAGTCTTGACAACGTAGCCGGTATAGCCGGCAACGAACAATCTCCCGCGCCTGTCTCCGACACTGCAGTGCACACCGCAGGCGGCGACGGACCGCTCTCGATCCGCGACGCGGCGCGATCGGTCATCGACTGGCGACGCAAGAGTGCGGCCGGCAAAGCGGCAAAGTCGCCGAACGATCAATCTAATTTGGGTCAGGACGCGAGCGCCCAAAGCACGCAGAGTGCGGCGTCCCTTGACCCCACAACGCAATCTGATCCGGCGCGAGCCGGCGACGACGCCGGCGGCGAAAGCCTCCCCGGCGAGACTCAGAGCCAAGATGCGGTTGTCGATCCCCGGATCAAGTCCGGGGAGCAACCTCCCATCGAGCCGCCGAGGTCTTGGTCGAAGGAAGACAAGGAACTGTTCAAGGCCCTCCCTCGCGAAACGCAAGAACGCCTTGCCGATCGTGAGCGGTCCCGCGACAGCGACTTCTCCCGGAGACAACAAGAGGCCACTGAACGAGCCGAGGCCCTGGAGGCCGAACGCTCGCTTGCGGAACAAGCGCGTGGCCAATACGAACATGCCTTGCCGATCCTGCTGTCCAACATGCAGGCTGCCCATAACGGAGAATTTGCCGATATCCAGTCCATGGATGACGTGCAGAAGCTCGCCGTCAACGATCCGATCCGCTACACCCAATGGGATGCCGCGCAGAAGCGTTTGGCGGCTGTCCATCGGGAAGTCGCAGCGGTCCAGGAACAACAGGCGGTCGAGCAGGCCCAGAGGCTTCAACACTACCGCATGCGTGAAGCGGAACTCTTCGCCGAGAAGGCGCCGGAGTTTGCCGATCCTGTGCAATCCAAGAAGCTGATGGACGGCGCAGTGACGGTATTGCGCGATCTTGGTTTCCAGGACCAGGAACTGGGTGAACTGTGGAACGGGAATCGAAACATCTCGATTCACGACCATCGCCTGCACCTGCTCTTGCGTGACGGGATCAAGTGGCGCGACGCCAGCGCCAAGGCAAGAACCGTGACTGCCCGGCAAGTTCCACCCGTTCAGCGGCCGGGCGCCGCGCAGCCCAAGGGCGCATTGCGCGAAGCCGAACTGCAAAACCTCAACAAGCAACTCGACAACTCCAGGGGCAACAATGCGATCAAGGCAGCCGCAGCACTTCTTGCGGCCCGCCGGCGCGCCGCTGGATGAGGCGGCACAAGCCGCCGACGCGGCGATTGCCGCTAGAAAGGAAATATAATGGCTCTTCCTACCAATACGTTCTCCAGCTATACGGCGATCGGCAACCGAGAGGACCTCTCGGATGTGATCTACCGCATCGACCCCGCCGACACGCCATTCATGAGCGCGGTCGAGCGGGAGAAGGCGTCCGCGGTTAATCACGAATGGCAAACCCAGGCGCTTGCGTCCGTCGACACCGCAAATGCGGTGCTCGAAGGCGACGACGCCACGACGGACGCCGCTACTCCAACCGTTCGTCTTGGCAACATCTGCCAGATCAGCGACAAGGTGGCCCGTGTCACCGGAACCCAGCAGGCCGTTGAGCACGCCGGGCGCGACGACGAACTCGCCTATCAGGAAATGCTCAAAGGTCTCGAACTCAAGCGCGACATGGAGTCGATCCTGTGCGGCACCAACCAGGCCAAAAACGCCGGTGCTGCGGCAACGGCGCGCGTCACAGCTTCGGTGCTTTCCTGGATCAAGACCAACACGTCCAAGGGCGCGTCCGGCTCTGATCCGTCAGCGGCGGACGGCACCGGCACTCGCACGGACGGAACGCAACGGCTGTTTACCGAGGCGAACCTCAAGACCGTACTGCAGTCTGTCTGGAACAACGGCGGCAAGCCCGACGTGGTCATGACCGGCGGCTTCAACAAGCAGCAATTCTCGACCTTCACGGGCCGGGCAACGCCGACCGAAGACACCAAGGCCAAGAAGATAGTGGCTGCGGTCGACGCCTACGAAAGCGACTTCGGAACCATCAAGGTGGCGCCCAATCGCTTCATGCGCACGCGTGACGTGCTTGTGCTGCAGACCGACATGTGGGCCATCGCTTTTCTCAA